TCCACATACCTATGGGATTCTAAAGCTTCAGATAGAGGCGTAGACAAACCTATTAAACAGAATGATCATTGCTTAGATGGTATTCGGTATGCCCTTACTACAGCCTTTTTTGAACGTAGCGGTCCTCGTATGACAGAGGAACATGCGGATTTATTAGAACAAATGTATCGTAGGTGATTTGCCCTAATTGTCCTATCCCTCTTATATTTCTTTTTAATCATAAGCAAGTAAGTCAAAAAAAGCTTGTTCATCTGTGAGTGTCTTTTTTCCAATATAATTTAATATATTATCTTTAAAATCGCTTATCGGACTTTTGCCCATAGCATACATCTCTATTTAAAGATGTGCATAGAAATGAAAGGATTGACAAAAGTAGTTGTTTGTTCTTGTCTAAGGAGCTGAAAATAAACGGATTATAATGAATTCTGAGAGGGAAATTAAGCGGAACAACACTTATTTAAAATCGATTATCGGACTTTTGCCCATAGCATATGTCTCTATTTTTCGATGTATCAAGGTATGATACAGTTTGTAAAAATTAAGGTAGAATAAAAATTTAAATACATTTATATTGAAAATTAATATATATTTTAAAATTTCTAATGTATAAATGGCTAAGAAACCAACCAAGAAAGTTAAAATTGCAAAGAACGTAAAAGTTTCAAAAGCAAAAGAAACTAAAATGAAGAAAAAACCAGGTGGTTCTAACGTTGGTAACTACAAAAGTGTAGCTAAAGGTAACTTTGCAGGTCCAAAGGGCGGCGCACCACAAGGTAGTTTTCCCATTAATTCATTAGCAAGAGCTAAGAGCGCATTAAAATTAGCACACAATGCACCTAATCCTGCGGGAATACGTGCAGCTGTGTTTAAAAAGTATCCAGAGTTAAAAACTCGGAAAAAATAACAGGTTATGTAAGTAACAACTAGCGGGTTTGGAGATTGATCCCTCCTTAGTTATGCCAATACATAGCGCCCGCACCTTTATTGGAAGGTCAAGGAAACTTGTAAAACATAAAGGTGCGGGCATGAACACAGATTCTCCAAAAAATCTTATTTATTATCACTCTTTATCAGGGAGTGCTAATGTCTGATAACGATATCGTAAAAGAATTTTGCGAACGGTACGAAGAAGCCTATTTAGCATGGAATCCATTCTATCCTTTAGCTGATAGAGATTTACGAATGTATTTAAACGATCAATGGGACGAAAAAGAGCGTCAAAAGCTATTTGAAGAAGGTAGAAATGCATGGAGTTTCAACCTAATACGTAAAAACATCAATATGATTGATGGATATCAGCGTTCCCATAGATTAAGTTCAGTCGTATTACCACAGCAAGCTGATGATCAACAAGGTGCTGATGACTTATCGGACTTATTAATGCATGTGATGGCATCTTCTGATGGGTATAAGTATATTTCTGATGCATTTTCAGGTGCTATTAAAACTGGATGGAATCTCTGTACTGTATACATGGATTATCGAGACGATCCCGTCAATGGAGACATAAAGTTTGGTCGTGAGCCGTACTCAGGGTTTATTGTTGATCCTTATTTTACACGGTTAGATTTAGAGGATTGTTCTTATGTTATAAGACGTAAATATGTCAGTCCTGAACAAGCTGCCTCTATGCTTCCTGGAATGGAGCAAGAAGTATGGGACGTATACCACAAAGGGTGGTCTCGTGATGATAAGTTTACGTGGCTACCATATCAAACACAGCCAAATGGTGAGGAATACATTGCCTACAATGAGTATTACGTACAAGGATGGGAAAAAGTTCCTGTCTTATTAGATACGGATTCAGGTGAGTATACGGAATGGGAAGGAACTAAAGATTCTTTAAATTACCTTTTAGAAACATATCCACAGTTAAAAAAAATCACTAAGCAAAAAAAGTATGTGGATTGTCACATCATACTAAACGATACCTATTTTAAAACTGAGCGTAACCAATATGGGCTAAATGAGTACCCATTTGTTCCTTTTGTGGGAACATTTGAACCAGAGTGCGATTTGTGGCAGTTAAAATTACAGTCGCTTACACGATGTATGGTTGATCCCCAACGTGAGTCTAACAGGCGTTTATCCCAAATGACTGACTTGATAGATAGTCAAATTAATTCTGGGTGGATTGCCGATGAAGAATCTGTCATCAACCCTAGATCATTATTTCAAACAGGCCAAGGTAAGGTTATATGGAGAGATAGAAATGCCAAACCTGGAGCAATAGAAAAGATAGCACCAGGACAGGTACCCCCGTCGATGTTTCAGCTACAAGAGTTATATGCGCGTAGTATGAGCGACATCTTAGGCGTAAACGATGCAGCGTTTGGAATACCTGAATCTGGTAATGAGTCAGGTATCATGATGATGCTTAGACAGGGCGCCGCTGTTACAAACTTACAAGGCGTATTTGATAACCTAAGATTCTCTCAAAAGCATCTTTCTAAGAAAGTACTTAAATTGTTACAGACATGGACACCTGAAAAAGTAGAGAGAATACTAGGCAGAAAGCCATCGCAACAGTTTTATTCTAAAGACTTTATAAAATATGATATCAGTATACAAGAGGGAGTGCTAACTGATACGCAGCGACAAATGCACTTCAGACAACTTGTTGATCTAAAACAGCTAGGAGCGCCTGTATCTGGTGAAATGCTTGCAAAAGCTGCACCACTTCAAGGTAAGGGTGAATACCTCAAAGAGCTACAACAGGCAGAACAACAACAAGCACAAGCAGCCAAAGAGCAAGAGCAATTACAGATGCAAGTACTTCAGGGTCAGATGGAGAATCTTAAAGCTTCTTCTGTGGAAAAAATGGCTGGAGCGAAAGAAAGGTTTACTCGATCAGTTGCTAACATGGGTCTTGAGGACGAAAGGGCTGCTAGAGCGGTTGATGACCGTGCTTCTGCTGCACTAGACAGAGCTAAAGCTATGTCGGAGCTCGCAGATTTAGATGATGAGCGTCTTTTGAAATATTTAAATATCGTGCGAATTATGGAGGAATCCAACAGGCAGTCTGAAGAACAGGTTAAAAAAGATGATGTTGTTATTTCTGCAAGGGGACAAGAGGTTGCAGGACCATCTATACAAAGAGCTTTTCCACAACAGGAAAATACCCTCAATCAAATGATTGGGGAGCAAGATATAAACCAAAACCCAGAGGTATAACATGAAAAAACAAGGATATAACGATCGTTTAGACGAAAGCCTTGGAATGCGTAGAGGAAAAGAGAGCGGTAAAATGCAATCTTATAAAGACCGCCGCGATGAGTCCAGAGGTGCTCGTAGACACGAGAGTAAAAAATCTTCCCATCCTATGAAGAGAGGATCTTCATTGTTTGGAGTAGAAGATAACAAAAAATCTGGAAAAGTCTATTACGTTAGCACAGATGGCGAACCAATGGTAAATAAATGATACAAGAGACAGGAGAAACAAGAAACGCGATTATTGAAGATGACAATAAGCAAGTAGAAGATATTTTAAATGCTAATAAAAATATAAGAGAAAAATATTGGATAGTTGTCTTTGCTAAGCCTGCAAAAAATCATGTTGAGGGAAAGCCTGTACTCGTAAAAATCATTAAGCCATACAACGTAAAACCTGCATCTCAAGTAGGAATGGTGATCGGAGAGGTCGACAATACTAAAGGTACTATTGACTGGGAAGTCAATATGCCTGACGTGCCATTTAACTATGAGGGATTACCAGGTACAGAATATGTAAGTGGCGGGGAAAGTGTTGTAGAAACATCAACAATCCCTAACGCGTACATATCGAAATAATAGAGCCGCCTTCTATAAGGGCGAAAGGAGAACTTAGCGTGAGCGAAGAGACAATAACAACGGGCGAAGAACTTCAACAGGACGCCGCTGTAAATAACGAAGAGGTTGTGACTCAAGAATCTGATCAGGTAAAGCAGGTACCCCTCTCTGCCTTAGAATCAGAAAGAGCAAAACGTCAGAGTTATGAAGAAGAAATTAGATTACTAAAGGAAAACTATGAGCTGATGAAGGCCAAGCAGGACTCTCAATCCAAAGTCCCATCTCAAAAGGACGAGTACGATTCATTGGAAGATGATGACATCATGACGGTAAAAGATTTTAAAAAGATCTCCTCGTCAATGAAGAGTCAATTTCAATCTACTGTGGAAGAACTAAAGATGGCTCAAAAACATCCTGACTATAAAGAAGTAATCTCAAAATTTTTACCCGAAGTAATAAAAGAAAACCCAAAGTTGCGTGATACGTTATCTAAAACCCAAGATTACGAATTAGCTTATTACTTAGCCAAGAATTCCGATGCATATCGCTCTGCAAACACTTCGTTACCCATTAATGAAAAAGCCGAAAGAATACTTAAAAATTCTCAGGCTTCTTCTGGATTGTCAAGCGTTGGAGCGTCTACACCGGTTAACAAAGCTAAGAGCTATAAAGATATGAGTGATCAAGAGTTTAGGCAATTAATGGAGCGTAACAGAGAATAAAAGGAATAACTATGTCCAGTTCAATGACAACTACAGCCGTTCTCCCACCAGCAGTGAGAGAATATTATGACAGACTACTACTAATTACAGCGTACCCAACGCTGATTTATACTAAGTTTGCTCAAAAAAGAACATTACCAGAAAAATCTGGTGATACAATCGTATTTAGACGGTACGCTAAATTACCTACAGTACCTATTCCATTAGTGGATGGTGTGACTCCTCCGGGAACTCCATTATCTGTTACTGATATTAAAGCTAGAGTAGGTTTTTATGGTAACTTCGTTACTATCACTAACCAAGTACAGTTAACAGTTGAAGATAGAGTTCTTAATGAATCTTCAAGACTTCTAGCTCAAAATATGGCACAAACAATGGATGAAGTAACCAGAGATGTTTTAGCATCTACTTCTTCTGTTCATCAATGCTTAAATGGTACTAATGGTTCTACTCCTACGGAGTTAACAAAAACAGATATTGACTCAGCCGTTAAGACTCTCTTAGGTAACGATGCGGATATGATTTCAGAAGTAATTACTGGAACAGACCAGTTCGGTACTACTCCGATTCGTCCTGCATTCTGGGGGTATATAGACTCTGCTCTTCTAGACGATCTAGAAGCGGTTGCTAACTTCGTTTCTTCTTCTCATTATCCAGGTAATCAGCAGGCTGTATTAGATTCAGAGTGGGGCGCAACTGGAAATGTAAGATGGCTATATACTTCTGTGGGATCAAAGTCATCTGCAGCTACACCTGTTTATAACAACTTTATTGTTGGTAAAGAGGCTTACGCGGTAGTAAATCTTAAATCTGAATCAGGTGAGTTTTATGTTAAACCTCTAGGTTCTGCTGGTTCTGCTGACCCTCTAGATCAAAGAGGTTCAGTTGGGTGGCAACATCCTTTCGTGGCTAGAATTCTAAACGATTCATTTATGATTAACTTAATGGCCACCCACTCATAGAGGGTTATAGGAAAGGATGATAAAAAAGAGGTTTGGTTATGCAAGTATTGTCACCAGACTCTTCATCCTAATGATATTAAAAAATAAAAAACAGGAGTCAGTAAAATGGCACAATTAAAAACAGTAAGCTGGACAAACGAAGATCCAGCAGTAGCAAGAACCCAATCAGTTGGATTTGCTGTTTCAAGAGTTCAAACTATCGACGTAACAGCTGGTGGTTCTTGGATGTGGGTATATGGTATGCCTAATGGTTATTACATTACCATGTCTTCAGGAAATGTTACCACATCTAACGGATGGACACCTTTATCACAAGAGGCTTTATTTGGTGCACCTATAACAGGTGTAACTTTAGCGGCGGATACAATCTTTACACGTTCGTATCTTGATCAGTTTGA